TTATTGCCATTTTAAATATTTTAAAAAAAAAAGGATGGCGGTTAAGCCACCCTTTTAATATCACTTGTTATTTGAGTTTTTTCTCTATACTTTGAAAAACTTCTAAACCTTCATCAGTTTTAAACCAAGCGGCTAAAGCTGAATATGGATGTTCATCAAAAGGAACACTAAAAAGTTTTCTATTATTAGAACCCCAAGTAAATGTTCTATTATCACCAGATAATTTAAGAATACCTTGCTCTACAGCAATAATACCTAAATTTCTTAGTTGAACATTGTCATCTGAAGCTAACGCTACAAAAGTTTGAGGATTTCTCTTTGCAAAAAGTAAAGCATCTCTTTTAAGTTCTTTACTACTCATTGTAGCTACTTTAGAACCTAATTCCACACGCATTATAGCTTCTAAAAAGTCTACTTCTAAAGACATTGCTAAATTCAATGCTTCCACTTCCATTTCTATATAGTCTGTTTGACTTTCTGCAATCATTTCTGGTAAATGCTCATAAAACGTTTTTCCATTTTGAGGATGTACAGCTAGAAATTGTTGTAAAATAGGTTGATTTCTTTTTACTATTAACACTCCTTTTTCAAAGAATATATGTTGTAAAGTTGCAGGACCATCTTGTTCGTCCACAAATGGAGAACGTTGGTTTGTTGCATATCTTAATTCTCTATTAAAACCTTTTTCTTCATCAAACCATAATAATGGATACTTTGTTGTATGTCTAACAGGTAGCATATACGTTAAAGGTTCGTAATTATTATTTAAGATGTAAGTTCTATCTTTTATCTCCCAGTTTTCAAACATAGAAGATTTTTTCTTTTTTGTTTTTGTTTCCATAATATAATATAATATAATAATTAAAAAAGACCCCGCCGAAGCGGGATCTTATTATGTGTTTTTAGTTAAAACTAACTTCCACTCCTTTTACACCCGCAGGCATAGTAAGGTAAGGTTGAGAGTTTTCAGCAGCACTTGCTTGAGCAATAACAGAATTTAAATTTTCCATTATTATTTTTCTCTGCGCATCAGTAGTAACACCACTAAAAGTAATAGTACACTCATCTGCTCCAGGATAACCAGCCTGATTGTTGTTAGCATTGTATTCTTGGTAAATAATGGTTATTGTAGAACCTGTCATAGGTCCTAATTTACCCACATTATTAACCCCGCAACACCATGCATTATCAATTGGTATTAGAACAAATGGTCCATCATCATATCCAGTTAACCCAGATACAGTCATTTCTATTACTGCACTCCAAGCGATTTCATTAGCAGGACCACTACCTTGAATGTCTAAAAATAAGACATCATCATTAGCATATCCTGTACCACCATTAGCGATGGTATATTCCAAATCAGTCTCAGTAGCAGCAACTAAATCACTTTCAGTAACAGTGTAAGTTAAAGGTACCGACCATCTACTATTGCCAGAAGTTGTATCCGCAGCAATAGTAATAACATCATCTACTTTTAAATTATCACCTGGTGTTGCTAAAGTAACTTCAAGATCAGTTGCGTTATTTACTACATCAAATGTAGGATCAGTTGAACCACTACCAGAACCACCAGTTCCATCTGCAGTTGTTGCACCTGATTGACTACCATTACCAACACTACCACCCCATCCTGTTAAAGGAACAGAGGATAAGCCTCGACCATCCATAGTAACATTTATAGTGGCACCTGAACCTTCACCAGTTGAAGTGAAAACTTCGACTCCATTTCTAGCATCATATCCAGCTATTGTACCACCGCCAGAAGTTGTTAAGGTAGCACCTGTTAAGGTTTTACCATCTTCCATTTCTATTTTTATATAATTACTCATATCTAAAAATTTTATACTTCCGTGATTGCAATCCCATCGGCATCTTTTAAAGAATAACCTTGAGGTGAAAACACTGGTTGACTATTAGGAGCTTGAGACGCTTTTGCAATTGTATCAAGTAACAGATTCGCCTCTGTCTGGGTAAAGTCTGCTCCTGTTTTAACAAAATCAAGAGTAACTTTCATATATTTATTACCTGTAGGATTGGATTTTACGTTATAATCAATAGATAATGAAGAACCACTCACAAGAGTAGCGTCATACGCTTCATCTACATTTAAAAACAACTGTCCACCGTTTTCCCACGGAAGTTTAATCATATTTGCCATAATTTCTATGTTTAAAAAGTTAATAAAAATTACGCAGCTTTAAACAATACGAAGTTATTTGCAGCTTGTGTGACTAAACATCTTTCTGACAAGAAGTGTACTGACATTGCATCTAATCCAGAAGTATAAGCACCTCCCACAGATCCAGTGATCCATGATTTGTATCTTCTATCTTCTGTTTCAGAAGCTCTATATCTTACGTGTAAGAAAGGTCTACGGATGTTAACTCCCATTAACTGATCGTATACTGTAGTTGTTCCAGCTGGAATCATTACACCATCGATAGCTTTAGAAAGTCCCCTAGTAGAAGCATCATTTAGATATTTCCAATCTGTTTTATAGAAGTCATAAGAACCTCTTCTAAAACCAGAAAATCCAAAGTTCAATGCCATTTCAGCTTCGTTGTCAAAAAGACCATAAGAAGCAGAAGCAGTTGAACCATAACCACCACCAGCCATAGCTCCGATCATATCATCGAAATCTAATGCAGTAGATCTATTTAAGAAAAGCATGTTTTCCTCAATAGCTCCTTGCTTATCTAGTTGTTGTAGTATAGCATCAAAATCAGCTAATGCACCAGAACCAGGAGCCGCAGCACCAGAGAATCCAGAATATACATTACCTCTTGACTCGATAGCAGAAAAAAGACCTTCAGATCCTTTTACTTGAATACCACCACCAGCAGCTTGACCATCATATTTTAAGTTATAACCTGCTAACTGAGATTCAACCATCATCATTTCTAAATAATCATCAAATCTTAATCTTGTTTCAGATTCAGACTTAAGATACCAAAGATACCCAGATGTTCCATCTTCAGTTGCTACTTCAACCCAACCAATTTGTGCAGTATCAGAACCGTTAATCTCAAAGTGATCTTTAAGAATAATTGGATTGTTACTAAATTGAGTGAAATTTGGTTGAATAGCGCCTTTCATAGAGTCTGTACCTTTTCCAAAGTCAGATCCATAAACGAACATAGTACACTCTACGGTATTTAAACCAACTACAAAGTCAGCTTGATCATAAGGTCTTACATCAATGTCTGCATCACCACCTGTCCATCCAGCTGGATGATCATAAGGAGAAGCTACAACTAAAGCTTTTTGAGTTATTAACCCAGTAGCAGCGTCAGCTACTAAAACAGTTTGTCCAGTTCTAACAGCTACATAACTTGCATCTGAATTAGTTAAATCAACTGCTATTCTAGCCGACCCATTAGCACCAGCACCATTAGTTGGAGTTACATCATCATAAGCAATGTGTAATCTATTTTGTTCAGACCAAACCACTTGATCAGATGTCATTGGCATTTCAGCGCCAACCATTCTTAAGAAGCCAGATAGAGTTCTATTACCATATCTTTCTACTTCTTGTTCGTATAATTCAGGTAAATACTGTTGCGAAAAATCATTGCCAGCGCCCGTAAAATCCAGATAGTTTTGCTGTAAAGCTAACTTTTTCTGAGAAGGAACGATTGCAGCAGGAAAAGCACCAGTATTTGGTCCTGTGTTATTTGTTACAAATCCCATTGTTTTTTGTTTTAATTATTTTTTCTAAATTTTTGTTTTATTTTTAACTTAGAACTATCATCACCAGAAATTGCTTTTACTTTTAATCCTCCAATAAAGATATCTTCAGACGCTTGGCGTGGTGAGTTATCTATATTTTTAGATTTAGCTATAACGTCTCTAGTTCCGTCGGCTTTGCCTTGTTCATAAAAATGTCTAGCTATAGTATCTGCATTACTCGCAGAATAAAGAGCTTTGTGATAAGCAGCCATATCAGTAATTTGCCCGTTTTCATCAAGAAACCTTCTCAAAAAATTGTCTAAACTGGCTTGTTCTTTGCTAACTGCATCTGTGTTGTTCACTCCATAACGAAACTTCTTTTCCCCAACGTTGTATTCAAAACCTTTGAATTGTTGGTTGAAATAATTTTGTGTTCGTTCTTGGAATTGTGAAGCAACTTTCACTCCCTTCTCTTGTTCTTCGTTATATCTATTGAAAAAATCCATTGCTTTTTGTTGTTCTTGAGTAACACCCGGTCTCAACTTGATCTCGTCGTAATACTTCTTTTTCGTTTCCTCCAAAAAGTTTTTGGCTTTTGCAATTTCTTCTTTACGAGCAACTTGTTTTTTCTTAACTGTTCTCTCGTCATCCACTTCATCATCAAAATAAAAATTATCTTCAAGTATAAAGTTAATTTCATCTTGTTCTAAATGTGGTTTAGTTCTTTTATAGTATTCATGAAGTAAAGCTTCATCAGTAACTGTAGTGTAATCTCTGTTTAATCTAACGTAATCTTCTAATGTACCACCAGTTTCTTTCATAAATGAAACTAATTTATTTACATTTTCAGGTAACTCAGGAGCTTTTACAATAGGAGTTGGTTCTGGAACCACTTCTTTTTGTTCTTCTATTTTAATCTCCTCTATTACTGGTTTTTCTTCTTCCTGTTCGATTTTAGGTTTTTCATCGGACTCGACCCGTACATCTTTGTCCATTTGCTGGCTATCTCCGGATGATTCGCCCACAGGTACTTCCTTTGTTTCTCCGATTGGAATGGCATCTTCTTCTTTTTTAGTTTCTTCTTTTTTACTTAAGTCTACTTTAACAGTGTCAGATTGATTTACTAACTTCTTAGGTCTACCTCTTTTTTTCTTAATCTTAAAGTCACCTTCTTGCTTGACTTCTTCTTTTGTTTCTTCCATAATATAAAATATAATAATTAACTATCACCTACATCATTGATTGTAACAATTCCATAGGGTTTTGATCATCAGCTTCAAAATCAATAGGCATTTCTTTATTCTGTCTTTGACCAATCATCGCCGATTGTTGTGTTCCAACTATTTTAGCTCGTTTATCTTTTCTGTCTTCAATTTCAGCTTCTTTTTTCGTTTCTCTTTCAGCTATTGTTTGCTCTTTTTGCACTATAGCCTGCGCTTTCATTTGCTCGATTTGCATGTCATACCCATGTTGAACCTCCATTAACTGTCTTTTTATCTCGGCTTCGGCTCTAATCTTTTCAATTTCAAATTGAGTTTTACCTTGTTCTATCTGCAACTCAGTCTGGGCTAAAGCTTCGTTTTTCTGCACTTCTGCCATAGCTGATCTCTCGGCTTGTTCAGCATTAGCTTGAGCTTGAGCTTGTATCATACGTTCTTGCTGCGCTTGATCTTGTTCAGCTTTTTTTCTACGTCTTAACTTTAAAAATTGATTAGCTAATTTAAGATTATGAATTTGTCTTATGTCTATAGCATCTTCTAAAGTTATCTGCTGTTGTTGCAAAGCCATTTGAATATTCTGCTCTAACATAGCTTTTTCTTCTTCGTCTGGGACTAATTCTAAATAAATACCAAAATCATATAAGTGTAAACTCATAATATCTTGCAGTGTTCCAGTATTATAAGAACTTATAGCTGATTTTAAAGCTTCACTAGTTAATTCAAATTCTAAACAATCTGCTAATCTACAAGCAATATTTTCACATGTTTTAATAGTTAAGTATAAACTAGCATTTAAAATATGTTTAGTAGCAGTATTAGAATTAGCAGCAGCTAACTTTTGTAAACCTACTAATGATCTTTCATCCGGCATACTTCCATCGCGAGCTTCATTTAATCCGGTTACATCCCTAATAAGTTGTAGATAATATTGATAAGTTTGTATTAGAGAAGCTATTTTTTGCTGACCACTAGAGCTTGACAATTCTTGAATAGGAACTTTACCATGATTCATATCCCCATCTTGGGTCATAGATCTTCCTACAATACTACCAGTTTGGAAATACATGTTTAAAGCTTCTTGTGGATTATAG